GCGCGCGACGCATTACGAGCAGTATTTACCGAGGACTTCGTTCGCGGCTTTCTTGCCGCCCTTGCCTTTGCCGCCCTTCATGCCCTTGCCTTTACCGTATGCCATCGTGCTTGTCCTTCCTTGAATAAGAGCCACGCCCTTTGCGCGGCTTCACAATCTGCTGTCTCAATCCCCGAAGCGCCTGCGCCATCGGGTTACCACTTTTCGCGGTTCGCCCAGTACGCGGCTGACATCTTGCCCTTTGCAATATTCTCTGCATGACGTGCCTTGTACGATCTGCGACGCGCCGCGTCGGCCTTACTCTCGTTCGCCCTCTTTGGTGACCCCTTCACGCCCTGCTGGCCGAAGCGGATCAGCTTAACCTTGTCGCCCTCCTTCGCCACAACCACATGCGACTTGCTGGGGTGGTTCGGAGTGCGCTTCGGCTTATTGTAGCCGGAAACACCGGCGCGCGCTAGGCGTGGGTCTTTAGGGGCGCGTGGGGCCATTCCAATCCTCCCGATGGGCGATGATTTCGCTGCTTGTGCTATCCCAATGAACATCCCCGCTATAGTTGCGAACAAACCGGGTGACCTTCACGCCCTCGTCAACATATTCATATGTGGTTGTCTCTTGACGAAAGACGTTTTGCTTTTGCTCAGGAAAGTAATCATCCTCAAGAGCGCCATTTAAAGAACAAAGTTTCCGGGTCGGAAGGTAGCACAGTTTTTCATGCTGCTTCATTTTACTAAAATCCCTTGATTTGGTGTGACCGGAAGAGGGTCAAAAAGTAAAGCGGCTCGCCCGCCCGCGAACGGGGAGACATAACCAGAATATCCGTAATCTCTAATGGAACTCTCAAGGTCTTTTAGAAACAGGTGTCTGTCTAAAACGCCTTCGTTCCTCTGCTGCGCCAGCGTCTTCAGGTTTATTGGGTCAGCGCCCACATCGTAAAGACCTGACGCTCGCCCTTCATACCCCGCAACCGCATCGCTCATTGCCGGGTCTACGACTGACTGCGGTGCCTCGTCTGCAAAATAATAAGACCGATCCGGGCGGTCATAATATTTAATACTTGCTGCCTCTTTATTGCCATACCCCTCCGGCCCCATTCTTGTGCCGACGAATGAAGGGTCTATTTCGAGAAGCCCCGGCGTTTTGGAATAATGGTAGACCGGCACATCGTCAACGGTGGAGCCAAGCAAGGGCTGGTTCACTTCGCGCAAATATCCCGGCATTCCCCCAGAATAGCTGACATCGAGCATCTCAGGCGGCAAAAGCACAGAAACCTGATCGCCGTACCGGCGCTGCCCCTGCAAATCGATAATCCGCTCATTTATTTCTGCTTTAGCCGCGTCGGTTTTGGCAGATTTTAGATTGTCCATTTCCCGCGCAATCTGAGCCTCTACTTCGACATTAAGAGGGCTGTAATTGACAAAGCTATTCTGCCCGCGCGTTTCCGACGCCATCGCCATACGCGCTAGAGGAGAATACATCTGAGAGTGCGCCGCGTATGCGCGCTCTTCGCCTAGCGCGTCAAACTTATTGCCGAGGATGCCGTGACCAGCATAATCGTGTACAGCGCGGAATTTTTCGTTTGAAGAAAGGCCGGTGGCCGGGTCAACACGGCTCAAAAACTCATGCGGATCGCCACCTCGGAACACATTCAAGTTCTGGTTTTGGATCACATCGCGCAGCATGCCGATAGAGTTAGTGCCGCCCTGAGATGTCACATAATCAAAATCGCCGGGGTGGTAAAACGTATTGACCGGCAGACGATTAAATTGCGCCTCAGTTTCTGCCTGCATCTGAAGATACGATTTTTGCACTAAATCGTCGTAATCCCTTGCGCCTACGGCTTCCAAAACAGAAGGGTATTTTTCCCCATACGCCGCAAAAACCTGCGACTTGTACTCAGGACTGCCTTGAACTGCCAATCGAAAAGCCTGACCAATCGCCGCCTGTTTAGCTATGCTGCTCTCTCTCGACGCCCGCCCCGTGTCCCCAAGGATCAATTCAGTATCAAACGGACGACCAGTAACCGCCATTGATATGTCATCGCCAAACCGCCGAGCCGCGTTTAGTTCGGGGCTTTCGATGATAAAACGGATTTCTTCTTTCGACAGTGGCTCATCGCCCACAACTCTTGCTTCATCCGCCCCCATACCTCGTCGCGCTTCGCTGACGGTGTCGGCGGCTTTTGCAGGCTCTGCCATATCTGTTCCGACACTGAGGTAGGTTCCGTCGTCTTTAACGGTAAATTTCGGGACTTTGCCATCGGCGTCGATCCTTTGCAGAACGCTGACAAGGGGGGCCGCCTCTACCTCTAGGACCGTCGCAACCTGCGACGCCTCTGCGGCACCGGCATCATCTCCCTTCGCGATAAGGTCAGCAGCCTCGTCGCGTAAACTCCTAGCATCTCGCGCAGCCTTGATAAGACTGGAGACGTTTGTATTCATACTCGCAAGAGCCTTTGCCCCGCCAAACGGGGCAGCAACGCCGCCAGTGATACGTCCAGCAGTCTCGGCAAGCGAGCCGGTGGGCCGCTGGTAATCAAACAGCCCCGTCGCCTCACCAAGATCAGCGTATTTATCGATCAGATACTCAGAGCCAAGAAAGGGCTGCTCCGAGCCAAGCACGTTACGCGCGCCGTACAGGGCGTCGATACCCTGCAAGCCCATATTTACAAGATCAACCGGCGCACCAAGCAAATCAAACGGCGAATACTGCAATCCGCGCCCAAAATCGCCCAAGGGCGAAACATCCATCGGCTCGGCCAAAAGCCCCTGCTGGGCATACCCGGCAAACTGATCATTAACGGCCATCACACTACCCAGTTCGTTTTCGGCTTGACTACGCGGCTGCTATTGTAACCCCTTGAGTAGCCTCCGGCAACCGCACCTTGCCCGGCGAACGTCAGCACGAACGCATCCGCCGTGTCGGGCGAGCGCTGCCCGCGCTTCTTCATCTCGTCCTTGCCCTCAATCTTCAGCTTGCCGCTGCTCAAATACTTGTACCTGATCCCCGTCAACTCCGCGATCAGCGTGTCGTCCTCCGGCATGTGGCAGTCACGCGCCTCAAACCACTCGCGCGCACTCCAGAACAACTCATCGCGCAGGCGATTGAAGCGATCCTTCAGGGACGCCGTCTCGCTGACCGCCACCGCAACCGCTGGCAAGTCCAACTCGCGCAGCCGGTCGGCGAGACCGGCTCCCAGCCCGATTGCGTCAATGTAGATCGCCTGCGGGCGCATGCTGTACGGCACGGCGTCGTGCTCCGCCAAAACAATCCCCGCCAACTCCATCAAGTCCTTATTCTGCCACGTTTTGATCGGCTCAACCAAGACATTGCCTTGACGTTTCGCCAGCGCCGAGCGATCCGATCCGAAGCGCGCCACGTCCAAACCCCAGACCACGGGGGTGGTGGGGCCAGCCTCAACATCACGCCGCGTCGCGTCCTCCACCAAGTGCAGCGGCAGCAAAACGTCGTCCGACTGCGTCGGGAACTCGCCCAGCACGCGCACGCGGAACACATTGCTCGCCTCCCCGTATTTCTCGGCCATATCTCCAATAAACTTAGGATCGACGTACTCGCCGTCCTCGCACGACACAGTGATGCAGTGCCACTTCTCGCGGTCCGCGTGGAATGCGTCGTAAAAATACCCATCCGAGCGGGTCGGGTTACCGCACATAATAATTTTCGCGCCGGGGGTGGACAGCGCACCCGACGCAGTCTCGAAAATCACGTTCGGCACGCCCGACGCCTCCTCGACCACNAANAGCATGTGCGGCGAGTGGAAACCGGCCAAACTCTCCGGGTTCTCCCGGCGGCTGGTCCGCGCCACGGCGAAGCTGTCCGGCGCACCCTTGAGCGCGATCTTGTCGGACTTAAATTCGAGCAAATCCTTGAACGCCTTCGGCATATTGCGCGCCCAGCGGTCAATCTCGGTCCACAGGACGTCACTTAGCTGGTGCGCGCTGTTGGCCGTGACAGCGACCTTGCAGGGGTAGTGGGTCAGGAGCCACCACAACGTCACCCACGCCTCAAAGGCCGTCTTCCCGACGCCGTGACCGGACTTAATGGCGACTTTGTCGTGCGCCGCAATCGCGTCGAGCGCCTCGCCCTGCCAGCGCTGAGGCGTCGCGCCGAGGACCGATTGCACGAAAAAGCGCGGGTCGTCGCGGAACTGCGCGATCATCGCCACAAGGTCATTTTTTTCGGCGGCGGATGGGGTCATTGCGGGTTCTCCGATAACGGGGTGGGCGGGGGTGGGTAGGGGTATATATATTTACACCCGCCCCGCCGCGTGTGCGAGACGGGGGGGGTCAACCGAAATCTGGTTAATTCCTGTATAAATGTCGCATAACGTTCATTATGGAAGATCGCGATGTAATGATTTCAATGACTTAGCGATTGTCCCATTATATCCCTATATTATGTCGCTATCAGGACACTCATTCTGAGCGTTCTGACTGCGCGCGCGTAGTGATTTCGGTTGTGTGTGTCTCTCCCTCTTCATGCTCAATCGCCTCAGCCCGACGCATCTCTAAGCTGTTATTGATCTGCTGCAATGCCTGAAGGTATTCGCCACCCGGAGAAGCCGTCACATCGATCTGCTGCTTGTCGCCGTACACCTTCGGCGTCATGCGTGCTGATCGCCACTTGATGTTGTCTGACAGCGTCCTGTGCGCGCTTTCCGTGATCATCCCTGACAGCAGCCTCTTGTCCACATCGTCAAGCATGTCAGCGTACACCATACCGCGAGACGACAGCGCCGTGCGATAGCGCTGCTCGAAGTCAGGATCGGACGTGATCTTTCGCCACACTGTCGTCCATCCCGGCATGTCGTCGTCCTTGCAGACATTTGTACCGGCACGTCCTTCTGTAACTCGCTCCAAAAAAATATCGAACAGCTTTTCCGGCGTCTTCGGATATGCCATCAATCTTCCTCCAGCGTCAGCACATAGCTGACATCCTCGTCTATCTCCAGCAGCGGCTTCGACAGGCGCTGCACACTATCGTCTGCGTCTCTTCGTACACCCTGCCGCGCGTCTGCATACCGCACCAGTCACAGTCGACGTAATTGCGGAAGAAGCGCACATAGTCACGCTCCTGCGCCTCAAGGTCTACGACATCAGCCATCTGTTGCTATC